GGCACAAGATATAGTCTTGTGGTATGGCATTTAGGGAGGCCTTTTAAATAATGTTTATAAATAGTTATTTTCCAACTATAATTTGGAGTGAGGAAAAACCAGAGTTTGTTAAATCGTTAAACAAAGCGAGCAATAAATATATTGTTGATGCTCGCAAAAGAGAAAAAGAATATATAAAAAAACACGGTGACTTTGGAAGATCGTATCATTCGACACCACTTACACTTGATAATGATTTTTTAGATTTTAGAAATTACATTGGTCAAAAGTCTTGGGAGTATCTAGATCATCAGGGTTATGATATGCAACAATACACAACCATGTTTAGTGAGTTATGGGTACAGGAGTTTGCTAAAAAAGGTGGTGGACATCATTCAGCACACATACATTGGAATCAACATGTATCAGGTTTTTATTTTTTAAAATGTAGTGATAAAACTTCATATCCTATATTTCATGAACCAAAGACTGGTGCTAGATGCACAAAGTTAAAAGTGAAACCAAACTTAAAAGGTGTATGGGCTGGTCACGAACAATTTCATATGAGACCAAAACCAGGAACATTAATTATATTTCCAGGTTATCTAGAACATGAATATGCGGTAGATCATGGTAAAGAACCTTTTAGATTTATACATTGGAATATACAGGCTGTGCCAAAAGAGATGGCTAAAGATGTTTAAAAGAAAAAAATATACAGTTATTCGTCAAGCTATATCAAAAGATTTAGCTGCATTTATTGCAAATTATTTTTCTATGCAAAAACAAGTTTATGATACTTGCAGACAGGCAAGATACTTTTCACCATTTGAGAACATAATAGGTCACTACGAAGGAGCTAATGAACAGATCCCTGGTACTTATTCTCAATATTCTAATATGGCTATGGAAACTTTATTACTCAAATGTCAACCAGGTATGGAAAAAGCAACAGGATTAAAATTATATCCAGCTTATACATATGCGAGAATATACAAAAAAGGTGATATCCTAAAAAGACATAAAGATAGATTTAGTTGTGAGATATCTACGACTATGAATCTCGGTGGTGATGATTGGCCAATATATCTAAGTCCAAATGAAAATGTTGGTGCACCCGATGGCAAAAACATTACCGTAGCCAGCAAAGCAAAAGGTGTTAGAGTAGATTTAAAACCTGGAGATATGTTGGTTTATAGAGGTGTAGAGCTAGAACATTGGAGAGAAAAATTCAAAGGCAAAGAATGCATACAGGTTTTTCTGCATTATAACAATCGTAAGACACCAGGAGCAAAAGATAATATGTTTGACAAGCGTCCACATTTAGGTCTTCCTTCCTGGTTCAAACGATGATATAATCCTTAGATGGAGGCAGGGCACCACCACATACCCCCTGTCTCCTTTTAAGGAAGTTTATGAGTTTAGGATTTGACGCAATATCAGCATTACCATTTGCTACATCAGGACCAGACACAGATGTACAAGTACAGGTAACCGGTAATTCACTTACTATTACAATCGGTAGTGTAGGAATTATTGCAGATTCTGTTGTAGAAAATCTAACAGCTAATCAGGTAACATTAGGGACAGGCACGTTAACAATAACTGCTGACGCCAATCACACGGTCACGGGAAATGCCGTATCTTTAGGTTTAGGTGCATTTACTGTTAATATAGATACTAATGTGACCCCTTCCGGAAACTCATTGACCTTGGCTACAGGTAATGTTACAATAACTGCTGACGCAAATATAAGTCCTACAGGTTCAGGTCTAACACTAGACACAGTAGAACCAGGGGTTATTACGTGGAACGATATTATACCAGGAGCAACAATGGTTTGGACACCAATAAAACCGTACTA